CCCGTTTAAGTGAATTCACCCCGGTTCGACAAGATACGCCTCCTTAACACCTTGTTAGGTGTCGGGGTTTAGCGTACGCGAACCGGGAGAACCACCCCAAAAGCAACCCTATACGGCCTGTTAAGGCGGCATAGGGCGCTATACCGGTCGGGCTAACTAAGCCCTGTACCGGGGAGCCACAGTGATGTGGCTCCACTGTAACCTGTGAAGGTCACAGCCGTCCTCGTCTTTCGACGAAGGGTGTACACTACCTGGTAGCGTAGCGAAGCCGGGCCCCATTTAGGGCCTGACCTCGCGCCACTAAGCAGTGCATACATATCGACTGAAGAATGTCGATTAGCTGGCAGGTTGGGGTCCCTATCGGGAATACCCTCGTGCCTGAGCTCCTTGCACTTCCACAACTGCCTTCTTCTGTCGAAGAAACAGTTGTTCGAGGTAAGGTGCTCACTTCCAAACGCATCAATCCCAGAATCAGCATTCCCACTGAAGGGTCTGTAGAATCTGAAGCGATGTGGTATCGCATCAAGAATAATATGATGCGTGTCCGCGAAGAAATTTGATGTCATCGTATTCCTTCGTGTGAGGTTGAGCCACTTAAATAAAGACTCAAGTGAATCGAGTCTATAATCAAGTGTGTATGGACGTACGTCCACGCCCCCGAACCAATCTGAACCGCAAGATTCTCTGAAAGGACCATTAACAAAAGTCTTATCCGCGTTTGGAGAGAATCCTAAAGCTTTAAGAAGCCTTAGTACATCTCCGGCATATTGCTTTCGCACGATAATGTCGTCCCCGTAGACGGAGTAATCCGTCCCGGGTACGCCACAACCGACAGCGTTGCAGCATGCAGCGAATATCAGAGTCTCAAGCGGGAAACAGAAGCCATTACCCATCGAACAGAACTTGTTATAGAGAAAATCTCCATTTGCAAGCCTGTAACGATGTGACCGGGTGGAATTCAATAAAGCAAACCACTCCGGGGGTAGAACCGACTTAGCGAGTCCAATCGAGATACTGTCCGATGCACTAGACAGGTCGATCGTAACGTATGATCGGCCAGAATCATCAAGCGAGCCTTCGCAGGCTAACCTCTGATTCTTGCTCTGGTCTGACAAATCGATACCAACACGAGCTAAGCGTTTCCGCATAACTTGGTCGATACCTTTCTGAACAAGACCGTTAAGCAATGGCTCAACTGCGATCGCGCGATGCGTTTTCGCAGTCTTCGGGACAAAAGAAATTTTATTATTCTGCACTGTATGGATTTTTCGCCAATACCGCTTTTTAGCGGTATCAGAATCTAGGCAAAAGTAGTGGCCCTTACGCTCGTAAAGTAAATCGCGAGTATGAGGGTTCCTCATGATTGCCCAGTACCCATACACTGCAGCGCCTGGCGACACGGACCACTCATCCGACAGCAACTTCGCTGAAAGATGAGTGGCATTGCCATGAACACCAATTGAGGCGCCAGCACCAAATGCGCAGTTGTCTAGAACATCCTCAATATTCGGAGCCGAACCCAAAACATTCTGGATAAAGCTCCGTATCTTTCGAAGGTGTTCTTCGAACGGACTACGATAGTTATCGTAGAGATAGAACTTCTTGTTCAAGAGATAACACTTCCTCTCGCTCAACAAGAACTGTCTTACCGCTTGAGCCTCTGGGTCAGTACCAACGACCCTCGGGTCCCAAGGATATTTCCGTATCAACAACGCAAACTGATTCGCCACGAAATGCACTGTGGCGTCCGAGTACTTCTGTTCGGACAAAGAGTCAGCTAGCACCAAGGCCTTGCCGAACTCTCTAGAGCGAAAAAAGCCCGAAAGAGTTTTAACAAAGTCGTAGTGCTGATAGTGCAAAAACAATTCGCCCATGACTCTGAGATACAAAGATTCAGAGCCTAAGCGAAGCTCACGCTGCAAACTATGCAACTCAACAAGCTCGTTGGATTTCATCACGATCTCCAGTTTACCCAAGATTTCTCTTAGACTAGGCCGTCACGGCCAAAATCTATAAAGGGTAGCGAACGTTACCAACTTTTCCATATAAAAGAAAAGAAGGAAAAGTAGCATGCCTGCGACAGCTACACTCATTCGGATAACAATCCTTATGAATAAGAGCTGCCACAGTCCCAAAAGGTAATCACTAAACGCGCGCCAAATTTTACTTCGGCGCACCCGTTCAGAAACTAATCTTCTGGGACTTGACATGCGACTTGAAGGAAGCTGATGCTAAAAAAGCTCCCATCTCGTTCAACGTGCTGTCGATGTCTGTAGCGAGCGCGCCCACTGGCACCGCAACCTGAATATCGAGAATGATGTCCCCGGTAGGGGTCAACGCTCCCGTCAGGTTAGTGGTCATGGTGTACTTCGCCGAAGTGCGGCTTAAACCGGAGAACGTAGCAGTCGGCTTGGGAGCCGTCCTGCTAAGTTTCACGTCGTCCTTCTCGGTGACTGTTTTAAAGGCACCGATATAGCCGACCTGATCCTTTTGAAAGGAATCAGCGGTGTAAGTCAACGTACCAACAGTTAATGTCATCGGGGAAATCCCCTAAAAAACTGCCGAAACCCTGTGAAGGGACCGGCGGTGTCATTAATTGACGGATGTCAACTAATGTATTGAGGACACGTATTTGGCAAACGCTCCACTCTATAGCGGACGACCGTCTTTCAACGGAGATCCGGGTTTAGCTGTGGAAACGTAGCTTCGTACATATCCTGTAAATCAGTAAGCTTATCGCCTACCGAAGAGGGAAGCCAGCTTCTGCCCGATAAGGGCAGCTGAATCGGCAAGTCGTACGGCGTCATGAAACTTAAAATCATGTTTCACACCCAACGTAGGAGCTGCCAGTGGCTTCCGGGTCTTCGCCAGATAGCTCGCAGATACTCTGCTCACTAAAGGCGAAAGAACTGTATAACCATACCCCGGTACGGTAGAAATCGTATCGTAAATATAGCTATCAGCCCTACGCGTTGTGACGCACGACCCTAACTGTTTTACTGACGGAAGCGGAACGAGAGCCTCGAGGTAATCCCCGAGGTTAACGAACCAGTCTGCCACAAAAGAGTACGGAATTAACTGGTAAGGAACGGTTAAAAGTCCCTTACTGGTAAACCCAATCCTTTCGAATTGGGACACCACGTACTCATCCAGCGACAACGCACGGACCGAAACACTACAATTTTTGGTTATACTGTAGTGGACGGTGGTTCCGAAAGCGTCGTTACTGAACGAACCGGGAAGAACCATGCTTTTGCTGGAAATCAGCTGAGCACGGGAACTCGGACGTATGAGGCCAACTTTCTGCTTCAAGCCTGATATTATACCCTCAACATCCTTTACGAGCGGTAAAACGCCGTATCGGTAGATGAGCCACGCGTCCCCGACTCGAGAAGCTTTCCGGATAGCACTCTCATTTTTAGAGAGAAAGCGCCAGAAGCCCTTGATAGGAGACTTAAGAAGTGATAATGTCTGACGATACTCGGCGACAGACTCGAAAAGATTCGAGTCCGCCATACCGCGCTTTGCCAAACATTTGGTGGAAACCTCCTCCTCCATACCAACAACCTCTTCAATATCGAAGAGACTGGTAGAAAGAGGGATGGGTTGACTAGGATTATTACCATTGAGCCTTCTAGCAAAGATCGGTCCCGCCCAGGTAACCCTGTTGTATAACAGGGGACTGGAACAGGACGGTAGATCTTTACGGATTTCCAATGTGCTCCCAATCAAGTCGACAACACTTTCTCTTTTCGTATACGTCAGCGGGTTAAAGAAAACTTCACCTTTAGCCTGACGACGGCGGAATTGAGGCACCACAAAATCGTCCATGGTTTCAAAAACTCCTACGCGTACCGCATCAGCAACATCTGCCGTCTGCACAATTGTTCCTGAGCAGTCGGCGTCGATGTTATAAGATGTAGCATGCGCAAGAAGGGGCATGAAAGCCCCACGTGAACGAACGCGGTGGTAAGGTGTCATCTGTGTTTCCTCAGGTGTCAATAGCGAGTTTAAGCGCAAAAAGAGAGGGAATCTCCCCTAAACCAGGTACGTAGAGCATCTCCCGAATTAACGGGATAAGCGCGTATTAAGGTAAAGGAGAGGCCTCATCAAACTTCCAGCAAGGTACGATCCGAACTACCGACAACCTGCCGTACACTCCACTACGAAGAGGGTGTTAAGCTCTCCAAGCGGAATACGGCGTCGGTAGTAGTCAGCTTTCGACTTTATGAGCTTACCCATTTGCCAAATCTTCCCGTTTTTATTCAGGAGGAGATGGTAGTGATGAGTTTCTCCAGCCGGAAACATTGCATCAACGCTAGGCGCACGTGAGAGTAATACCGGTGAAGGTATTATTATCTCGCGCTTCGACACGGCATCCGATTCAGCAGGCGACGCCACACTCTGACTAAGAGTATGACGAAACCGATTGAGCTTCGGAGGCAAGGCTTTGGTGCTAGACATAGGATCACTCCTTG